CAACGTCTAATGTCAGCCCTTTCATAGGGCTACATTGTGAGGTGACGAAATTGGTAAACGTGTCAGTCTGTTTAACTGATGTTCCTGGCGGGACTTGAAGGTTCGACTCCTTCCCTCACAGTTTATGCATATATAATATACTTGATATTTATTATGAATCATAGGGTAGTTGATAATTTTTTAACCCATCATGAGTTGGCACATCTACAAGAAGTATATCTTGAAGATGACTTTCCTTGGTTTTGGGGACCAACAACTGTACCTTATGAGGGATCCAATTGTGAAAATGAATTAGATAACTATCAATTCTACCATCCATTTTATGTTCCAGGAATGTATAATAATACACCGTACTGGAACATACTCGATCCTATAATAAAAAAACTTGGTGTTAGATCTCTTCTAAGAATAAAGGGAAACTTAACTACAAGAACTACAGAAATAGTTGAACATGGATATCATGTAGATTTTAAATGGGATGATTCTTTAACAGCAATTTACTATGTTAATAGTAATGATGGGTATACCATATTTGAAGATGGTACTAAAATAGAAAGTGTAGAGAACCGTATTGTCATCTTCCCAGTCCATCATAAACATAGTGGTACTAGTTGTACTAACGAAAAAAGAAGAGTTATTATTAATTTCAATTACTTCTAAATAGTCCGTAACCTTTCTCAACATTATGATATTTTTAATCTCAATAATGTCATTTGCAAACTTTGTATTTTATCCTTTAGTGATAGGATGTATAGTTGCATTCGTTATTGAATCTATTTTCAGAGCACAAGATAAAGCACCTCAAGTGCTTCGATCTATGGCAGTTAGAAAGTACTTCTGGAGACAAGCATGGTTATTCAACATCATTTGGTTTGTTGGATATTTTATATTGTTGATAACAAATAGACCAGGCACACAAGCAATGCCTGATATGATATGGCAGGGTTAAATGATGCAATTTCATGAAAAGGATATATCACGTATACTACATGCATGTGAGTATTACAGAAGCATTGTGAGAAGTCAGGATGAGGATCTTGCTTCTAAGTATGATAAGGTTATACATAAAATACATAGTTATAAAGAAGAAATGGAATGCCCAAACTGTTGGGATCCAGAATCGGTATGTAATTTACACTTATGAAATACACAGATTTTAAAGAACCTAAGTACGGTTCTAATAAAGAGGGGATAGAAGTTATAGGTGGTGGAAAAGAGAAAGATTTCACCTTAGACATACTATCAGATAAAATTCATTATTACCATGCTGCTATATCAGCAAAGGAAGCTAGGTCTCTTTTAGAAAAGGAAGTTAAAGAATGGGAAGTTAAAAAAAATATATCCGATGTAGATTTTTGGCTGAACTACTTACCAGAATTAACAATATTCCTTTCTAGACAACCTTTATCTAAGGTAAGGAAGTGGATTGAAGATAAATAATGTTTGTAACCTTGTTTCCATTTTTGTTAACTGCACTGTTAGTAACAGGAATGCACATGGCATGGCCGCTTAAGCATCGAGGATAATGGCAAATTGGTATCAGGACCAACTTACAAATAAGAATTTCTTATCACCTATAGGATTTGTCTTCTTGCTTGAGAAAGCGAGGAAGACTTCTTTCTTGTGTCAGAAAGCAGAGATACCATCAATAACTTTAGGTAAAGTTGATATTCCTACTAGGGGTATGGTTTCAATTCCTATAGAAGGTAATGTACAATATGGGGAATTGAATATAGAATTTATTGTTGATGAGGATCTTAGAAATTATATGGAACTCCATAATTGGATAAGAGCTCTTGGTGTTCCACAAGGAGATGCTGTATCAACTGAAGCATTTAAAAATGCCCATAGAAATCCAAGGATACCAACAGGTCAATATAAGGGATATAATGATTATAGATATTCAGATGCAACGTTACAAGTATTGAATAATAATAATTTAGTTAACTTTGATGTAGTATTTAAAGATGTATTTCCAGTAGCATTATCCACTATGCCCTTTGATGTTACTGGAACGGATAATGATTATTTAACAGCTACAGCAACCTTCGAGTATGTACTGTACGAAGTCAGAGAAACGAACCAACAGAAATTGAGGTAGTTGCAAAATTTCTAGATCTGTGGTACTATTGAAAGACTATACATATTGTGGTATGGGAGGTCTAGGGAATGGCATTAAGAAAAGGAGATCGGTTGCCTAAGCAACCAAAGAAAAAACCTATCACAGAATGGGATGATTCTAACTGGAGACAGGAAGCAAAGGGTTACACCACCAACACTCTCCATCTAGAGTTGCTTGAGAATGGACCTAAGAGTCTATCTCAATCATGGATAATGAATGCTTTAAAGCAAAAGTGGATGAAGATGAAAGGGTATGCTCATCCAGAACCACCTGATGTATCATCATCGATGAAAGAATTTTTTGCAAAAACTAAAGATCAAGGTATATGATATTCTGGATTGGTTTCACCCTCATGTTTTTCAATGAGGGTTTTGTTATGATGAGACATGTATCACCGTGGTTCTCAAAGCAAAGAGATAAGTTTATTGATAAGTATGGTGCTAATGTATGGTACAGATTTCACGGTACATTAGATTATACTTGGATAGGACTTGTGACAATTGGATTGATAGTTAATCCTAATAAGTTATTACACATAGCAGCATTAGTAGCATTTTGGACTACTTCATTTTTAATATTCTATGCACCAAGGTGGATTAAAAGATAATGAATTTAGAAAATCTTCAGGAGATGTGGAAGACTGATAGTATCATAGATACTGAGAAGTATGGTGAAGAATCAGTAAGGATACCTCAACTCCATATGAGATATATGGAGTTTTTTAATACCTTCTCTCTAATGAAAAAAGATAGAGAGTCTGAAATGAGAATGATGGTTAGAGATAAATGGGTATTTTATAAAGGGAAAGCACCAGCAAGTGTATACAAAGAAGTACCGTTTGATTTAAAACTTACTACAAACGATGAGATTAAAATGTTTATTGCTGCTGATGATGAGGTCAGAAAGCTACAACTGAAGATCGACTATATAGAACAAACGATCTTCTTTCTTGATGGTGTGTTACGTCAAATCAATGGCCGTAACTACCAAATTAAAAATGCTATTGAGTGGGAGAGATTTCAAAGTGGAATGTAAATCATGGCAGATCTCGTTATTCAGAAGAAGAACGAAGTTTATTTAAAGATACAAGCAGAGCCTCATCTCCACAAAGAGGCAGCAGAATATTTTACATTTGAAATACCTTCTGCAAAATACATGCAGAAGACAAGAAGATATAAAGGTTGGGACGGTAAAGTAAGATTATACTCACCTGCTACTGGAGAGATCTATTGCGGTTTAATAAATTATCTAACTGACTGGGCAAAGGAAAAGGGATATCATTATGAGTATTTGGAATCTCAACACTTTGGTCATCCCAAGGATCAGAATGATCTAATAACTCCTGAGTCTGTAGTTGGATTTGTAAAAGCTTTACGTCTTCCTGTAAAGGTTCGGGACTACCAGTACGCAGCAATATACGAGTCCCTACGATACAACAGAGCACTCCTATTGTCGCCAACTGCAAGCGGGAAAAGCCTAATGATTTATTCATTGGTTCGATTTCATGTGAATGTTAAAAGGAATGTACTTATTATAGTACCAACTACCTCTCTTGTCGAACAAATGTATAAAGACTTTAAAGAGTATGGTTGGAATGTTAAAGATCATTGCCATAGAATTTATGGTGGTAAAGAAAAGTATACAGACCATGATGTAGTTATATCAACTTGGCAATCAATTTATAAGGAACCACGTAAATGGTTTGAAAGGTTTGATGTTGTGATTGGTGATGAGGCTCATTTATTTAAAGCTAAATCGCTTACTGCAATTATGAATAAGTTGCATAGTTGTAAATATCGTATTGGATTTACTGGTACTTTAGATGGTACTGAATGTAATCAGTTAGTGTTGGAAGGTGTGTTTGGTAAATGTTCTAAGATTACTAGGACATCTGATCTAATGAAGAAGGGGTATGTTGCTAAGTTAAAGGTGGAGGTTATTGTATTAAAACATGATGAACAAATCTTTGAAGGGTATCAAGATGAAATGGAATATCTTTGTGAGCATGAACAACGTAATCATTTTATCCGTAACCTAGTATGTGATCTTAAGGGAAACACATTGGTACTATTCAACTACGTGGAGAAGCACGGGCTACCTTTGTATGAGATGATAAATAGTCATACCGACAGACCAGTACATTTAGTTTATGGTGGAGTGGATGTCGATGACCGAGAACAAATTCGTAAATTAGTAGAACATGAAAACAACTCAATTATTGTTGCC